CATGAAAGAAAAGTTTATTTTGTGCAGCCTATACCACCATATTCAAGTGGAGATTGGTGGATATTAGAAGACGGTACATTGAAAATATGTCAATTAGGAAAGATAACAGGAGATTATGAAAAAAATGATTTTATTGTATCTAGTCAATATGTATCAACAATAGCCACAAAACAAGAAAATACAATAACAGTGTTAAAAGGAACTGTTCAAGAGATAACAGAAAATTACGTAAAATTCACAGATTTAGCAACTGGAGGTTCAACTACTATTGCTGGTGAAAATATTTCAACTGGTAAAATAAAATCAAACAACTATGTTCCTGCAACTTCTTCAACACCAACACAAGGAACATCAATTAACTTGAATGACGGAACAATGGATAGTAAAGGATTAAAAATAGATAATCAAGGAAATATTGATGTAGAAGGTTATATAACAAGTGGTAAAGGAATTTTAACTAATCTACAATTCACAGGTTTATGTAACGATTGGAACGCAGAAGGAATGGCAGATAATAGAACTGAATTCTTTTTAGGATTTAATCAAACATTTTCAATGCAAACTTATACTATGAAAAATAGATGTAATTTCTTTTGTACTGCTGTATATATACCAGAAGATTTTATTGTTCAATCTGCAAATATAATAATAAATCATAATCCTGTTATGTGGAATGGAAATAGAGGATACTGTAGGAAGGTTAAAGCTTTTGATGTAACTAATTATATGAATAAAAATATAGCCACTGCATATAATAGTGAAATTCAAACTTATCCTAATATTGTATTTAATTCGACTAATGAAATAAGTGCTGCTTTTGGTTCAAATGGAAAAACATTTAATTCTACAAACAATGAACTATCTATATCTAATGATATATCTGATATTTTTAAAAATAATGGTGAAACAGTAAGCGGTAATTATTATATTGCTATAAAACCAACTGATACTGTACCTGCATATGTAGAAGGTCAAGATCCTAATCCAACATTAGGTGTTTATACAGGCTTTGTTTCAATGATTGTAAACATAATAGGATATATGAAAATAAATTAAGGAGGGAAAATATGTTTAGGATAGAAAATAACACAATACATTGTTCTAGAGGAGATAGTGGAACAATTACATTAACTATTCCAATAGTAGATAGAAAAAATTATATTAAGTATACTGATGGCAATACACCTGAAAATATATATTGGTATGATATGGAAAATAAAGTATTATATGATTCTGATTATATAGAGTCATCAGTAAGTATAAAAACTTTAACAATGGTAGTGTATGAATTTCAACCAGGGGACGTAATAGAATTTAAAGCTTATGAAAAAAATGGATATAATAAGCCACCATTAACAACAGTCACTGTAACTGTAGATGCAGCTTCGATACATGTAGATATACCATTAACAAAAGCAGATACAACATTCGCAAAAATAGAAAATAAGGAAACTGTTTATTGGTATGATGTAACATTAAACGATGATTCAACGGTAGTATGTTATAACGAAAATGGAGCTAAAGAAATGATTATTTATCCTGCAAAAGGAGATGGTGAATAATGCTAGAAACAGAAAATAATTTAACAGGTTATATGTCATCAGGACATACGATGACAGGATCGATGATGGCTCAAAAAGGAGCAAAAGGTGATAAAGGCGATAAAGGCGACAAAGGTGATAAGGGTGATCAAGGTATTCAAGGAGTAAAGGGCGACAGAGGAGATAGTGGTATTGTTGCATTAAGTATAGTTAATAACCATTTAATTGTAACAAGTGAGAATCAAGAATATTTAACAAATTATAGTTTATCTAATGGACATTTATATTTAACGATAGGAGAGTGATAAAATGGCGACAATTGATTTAGGAAAAGTAGTTCCAGAAAAAGGAATAGATTATTTTACTTCAAGTGATAAACAAGAATTAGTAGAAGATGTAAAAAATGAAATATTTATACCTACTAAAGTAAGTGAATTAACAAATGATAGTGGTTTTATATTAAATACAGTAGACAATTTAACTAATTATTATAAGGCAAGTGAAATATATACTAAAACTGAAGTGGATAACAAAATAAGTTCTGTTTATAAGTACAAAGGAACAGTAGCTACATATCAGGATTTACCAAGTCAAAATTTAACTATTGGTGATGTATATAATGTTGAAACTGCAGATAGTACTCACGGAATCAATGCTGGCGATAATGTCGCTTGGAAAGGGACAAGTTGGGATAAATTAGGTGGAGATGTTGATTTAAGTGGATACCAAGAGAAAATCAACAGTTCACATAAATTATCAAGCGATTTAATTGATGATACAAATAACACTAATAAATTTGTTACAAATGTCGAAAAAACTACATGGAATAATAAAGCAAATTCAAGTGATGTATATAACAAAACTGATAGCGATACTAGATATTTACAAAATAGTAAGATTGTTATATTAACACAAGCAGAATATGATGCTTTACTATCAAAGGACCCAACAGTATTTTATATGATAAAAGAGGGGTAAGCCTATGATGAAAGCAAACAATCAATTAGGATTTATTAATATAAACGAAGATAGCATTGATAAAATAATTAAAGACGACGAGGTTATATTTGAACGTGGCTTTTTAAGAGAAAAAACAAGTACAACTTTGCCTATTACCTTTGGTGGTGTTGGTAAGGATTTAAAAGATTATAGGGTGTATGGTAATACATATCAGAATAGTACAAGTGGGAAAAATTTATATAATCAAATAATAAATAAAAAACAATATGGTTTAACTATTGTTGGAGATAAGGATAAAATAGCAATAAATGGTGAGCAAACATCTACAGACCAAAAGATTGAATTAGGAAGTGCCACATTGCCACCAGGTACTTATACAATTATGATAGAAGATTTAAACGGGATGTCAAATTTATCTGGTTGGATCTATATTAAAGATACTTGGAACAGGCCAACATCCACAGGGTTATATGTTAATTCGACAACTTCAAAGAGATCGGTAACATTTACATTAACTCAAGCAAATACAATAACTTATGGCATGTATCTTGTAACATATAGACCAACATATAATTCGTTAATTAGATTATCATTGGTAAGTGGTTCTACTGAAGATTATGATTTTGAACCATACACAGGCGGTCAACCAAGTCCTAACCCAGACTATCCACAAGAAATAGTAAGTTGTGGAGATAGGACGAAAAATAAATTTCTGGTACCAAACTCACTTTCAAATGGTTATCGTGCCACATATTCTAAAATAAATAATAACAGTTTTTCTTTAAATTATAATCAAGCAACTTCTGATAATAGTTCATCGTATGCAAGAATTGATTTTGATATAACACAATTTAAACCTAATACACGATATACAATTTCGAAAAAACATATAGTATCAGGGAACAATTTTAGTAATGCTGGAGCAATACGAAGTTATATAAACGGTTCAAATGGAAGTGTTATTACTGGAGACAGTTTTGCTTTTACTACTCCAAATGAAATAACAAGTTTAGGAGTGTATTTTTATCTTGGATATAATAATACAATTCAAGGAGAAAGTACTATAACTTTCTATGATATTCAAATTGAAGAAAATTCATCTGCAACTCCATATGAACCATACGGATATAAAATACCAGTTAATGTTAGAAGTGATAATTTATTTGATAAAGATGATATAAATATAGAAGATAATAAGTATCTTATCAGTGATGGCTCATATTCTGATAATAGTAATTTTAAAACAACTGATTATATACCCGTTAAAAGTAGCACTATTTACAATTTATCGCCTTATAGAAATTACAGTGCCTATGAATGTTTTTATGATGAAAATAAAACATTTATATCTAGTATTCAAATTAAGAATATTAATAATACATTCACTACACCATCAAATGCAAAATATATAAGATTATCAGTACGTAAAACAGATAATGATGGATTGATATTAGTAGAAGGTTCAGCAACACCAACAAAATATCAACCATACTACAACGAAACAACAAATATATACCTAGACGAACCATTAAGAAAAATAGATGGATATAGTGATTATATTGATTTTATAAATGGCAAGGTTGTAAGACAATTAGGTGAAGTTGTTTTAGATGAAAATAGTGCATTATCAGTTATAGAAATAATAACATCAAATAACAAGTTTATATGGAGATACACAACAGCATTAGACATTATTGGTAGTGGAGCAAGAAGCAATATTTTATCTAATAATTATATTGGAGATACAACTGTATATAGTGCAAATAATAAAATAGGTGCTTATGTAAATAGTAACGGTATAACCAATTTTGCAACACTATTATCGACAGTAGGAGCAACAACAAATTCAACTATAACGCAGGTGCTAAATTTATTAAAAACTTGGCTAAGTTTACATCATACCGAATTGATATATCCGTTAGCAACCCCAACAGAAGAATCAATAACATTACCAAACATACCAACAGTAGAAGGAAACAACACGTTAAACATAGAAACTGAAATAACACCATCACAAGTTTATATAAAATATAAAAGTAATAATTAGAAAGAAGGAAATAAAATGGATAAAATAAAAATATTTTTAACAGGGATTTTTGGAGCATTATTTAGTCTTTTTGGACTATTAACAGTACCTTTATTATTATTATTAACAGCTAATATAGTAGATTATATAACTGGATTAATAGCAGCAAATAATAGAAATGAAAAAATATCATCATATAAGAGTTTTAAAGGTATAGCAAAAAAGATATGTATGTATCTTTTAATTATTGTAGGATTCATGATTGATGTAATGGTAACATATGGAATTGAACATCTAGGACTACAATTTGATTTTCCTACAATATTTGCTTGTATTATAACATTATGGTTAGTATGCAATGAAATAATTTCAATATTAGAAAACTTAATTGATATCGGGGTGGCTATGCCATCTTTTTTGATGCCACTTGTTGAAAAAATGAAACATATGACAGAAACAAAAATAGAAAAAGGACTTGATTCAACAACAGAAATAGAAAATGAGGAAGAGGTGTAATTATGTTTGAAGTTGAAGAAGTAGAATTCGATGAAGAATTATATAAAAAGAATTTAGAAGAAAATGAATTTTCTGATGAAGATAGTGATGGTAAAGGAAGTGATTTATAATGCAATTAACAAAAGTTAAGTGTCCTGATTATCAAGTAGGACTTAAATGTCCTTATTCAATGAAACCATCAAGAATAGTAGTTCATAACACTTATAACGATGCATCAGCAATGGCTGAAATATCATATATGCTAGGTAATAGTAATGAAGTATCATTTCATTATGCCGTAGATGATTATAGAGTTGTACAAGGTATAGAAGAAAATAGAAATGGTTGGCATGCAGGAGATGGAAACGGTAAAGGAAATCGTGAAGGTATAGCAATTGAAATATGTTATTCAAAATCAGGTGGAGAAAGATTTATTAAAGCAGAACAAAACGCAGTAGAACTAATCGTAGATATACTTAAAAGATATGGTTGGGGAATAGATAAAGTTACTAAACACCAGGATTATATGAATAAGTACTGTCCTCATAGAACTTTAGATATGGGTTGGAGTAGATTTATTAAAATGATCCAGGATAAGCTTAATAATACCCCAACACCAGCACAATCAGCTCCATCATCACAAACTAGTACATCATCTACAAAGAAATTATATCTACCAGCATCAGCTAATTCATGGAGAGTATATCCTTTAGATAAAGCTCCATATGTAGGTAATGAATGTGGATTCTTAAGACCAAGTAAATTTGGAGGACTTACTTATGATATTATAAGAATGATAAATGATTATGTAGCTGTTATTAAGACAAGAGATTATGGAACAGTACAAATTTATGTAGCTCCAGATACAGGTGCGGTAATAAAAACATCTGAATCAGTGAAGCCAACACAATCAAGTGCAACATCAACAAAAAAACTTTATCTACCTGCAGAAGCAAATTCATGGCGAGTATATCCTTTGGATAAAGCTCCATATGTAGGAAACGAATGTGGATTCTTAAGACCTAGCAAATTTGGAGGTTTAACATATGATATTATAAGATATGTTAATGATTCAGTTGTTGTAATTAAAACAAGAGACTTTGGAACAGTGCAAATATATGTAGCACCAGACACAGGTGCAGTAATAAAGTAACTAGCTTCGGCTAGTTCTTTTTTTTTAGGTACTAAATAAGTACTAAAAAAATAAAAATGTGCAAAAATGTAATAAAATAACAAAACATAAAGCCTTATAAATAAAGGCTAAAATAAATATGTAAAACTATTTTTTTATTTCCCTTCTGGGACACCACTTTGAAAATAACCTAGGAATTTCCTAGGTTTTTATTTTTTTAGGTACTATTTAGGTACTAAAATTTTATAAATTATCTAATAAATCTACTATTTCGTCTTGAATAGTAGGGAATAAATGCATATATGTTTGTTGCATGACAAGAATAGTATGCCCCATTCTCTCAGACATCATTATAAAGAATTTAGCGGCATCTATTTTAACGTTTTTATCTCTGCTATTCTTAATGTATTCATTGATTAATAAACTAACGTGAGAGTGCCTAAATTCGTGAATAGTGATTTCTTGTATCTTTTCATTTTTCTTTTTTTCCTCGTTATATTTTTCAAAATAATTATGTTTATATCTATCTATTGTTGTTTGGGGTAAGAATCTACTATTTCCAAAAACAAACCAATTTTCACTATAATCCTCATATTTCATAACTTCTTTTTTATAATTAAGCATTATTTCTTGTAAAAGTTTACTCATTTTTATTTTTCTATTTTGTTTAGTTTTTGTTGTTGTTATTTTATATGTAGCTTTATTAGTTTTAACAGATAATGATTTATTAACAGTGATTGTTGAATTGTTAAAATCAATATCTTTCCAATTTAATGCTTGTACTTCACCACGACGCATACCAGTATAAAATAGAAAATTGAAAAATGCATACCATAAACTATTATCAATAACTGAAATAAACTTTTTAAAATCTTCAAATGTTATATATCTTATTTTTTCTTCATCTTTAATAACTTGATCCTGTCTTTTTTCAAACCTTCCGACAATCTTTACTGGATTAGATTCTAAGCCATAATTCTTCATAGCAAAATCGAATATACATTTTAAAATATTATAAATCTTGTTCATATATTCTACAGATAAATTTTTCTTTTCTAAATATTCATGCCATCCTTTTATATTATTGACTGTTATTTCATCTATGTATAACTTTTTAAAAAACTCATATATATGATTATCATAATCTTTTTTATACGAATAATAAGTAGATTCATTTCTTCTTTTATTTAAATCTTGGAAATAATCATTAGCAACTAATGTAAATTGTTTTTTTAAAGGATTATCTCTTTTCATTAAAAATAATCTTTCTGCTTCCTCTGCATCTTCTTTCTTTTTATATCGCTTAGATTTATATTGTTTATTATTTCCTTCAAAATCTTTTTTGTATGCCTTAAAATAGTACTGTCTTCCATCTTTTGTTTTATTTTTGTCTTTATATATTGCCATTTTTTATTCCCCCTTATTGATTTAAAATTTTTAATTTGTTATAATTAAAACGTGCAAAAAAAAGAATTTCAATGATTGGCGTCTTGAATTAAAATTTTGCATACTTTACTTCTACCTGGCGGGGTAGGAGTTTTTTTATAATTGTTTATTCATTAGACTTGCTATTCCTATTTTTCCTGGAATGAAAAATTTTATAACATATCCTCTGTGTTATTTTCATTTTCGTTTAGCATACTAAGTCTTTCTATCCCATCTGAATTATCCCATCTTATTTTTTTATATAAAGATGTTTTTTTAGCTTTATCTAATATTTCTTGTCTTTGTTTATCATTAGAACGATAAAGTAAATCGATTAAATTTTTATATTCGTTTTCAAGAAAGAAAGAATATTTCAATATATAAGAAATCCTTTTGAATAAAAAATATATTATTAATATTGGTATTAAAATTACTATAAATTTTATAACATATTCCATACTGTTTTACCTTCTTTAATCTTATAATCCGATTATAGCCTTGTTCTCTTTTCTACAGCAATACCAATAATTTTAACTGGTAATTGTTCGATTTGTTCTTTATTGTAAAAAGTAGGCTGATAATTATCACTATTATTTATATTCAATGGAACTAATGTAATTCCGCCATCTGTAATAGTAATATTTTTAAATGTGGCATCAAAACCATTAACCATAACAGCGCAGTCTTTTTTGTTTGCGCTTTCATAGTCATTAGTTTGTAAGAATATAACAATATCTTTCTCTTGATATTTAGGAAACATAGAATCACCGCTAATTTGCAATCCATAATACTTTTTATTTCCTTTTGTCCACTCCTTTGGTATATCGACATACTCTATAATATCTTCTTGTGCTTCTATGGCTACACCAGCTTTAATAGTGCCTAAAACAGGTATTTGAATAGTATCTGATGATATATCTATGATTTCGTCATTATCTATTCTTAAATCGCTTCCTATTAAAGTTAAAATATCAACGTTTAATGCCTCAGCTAATTTTACGACATTAGCCATAGTAGGATCTGCTTTTCCATTTTCCCAATATCCAATAGTAGAGCGATCTACTCCGACTTTATCTGCTATGGTTTGTTGAGATATCTTTTTAGTTTCTCTAATATATTTTAAGTTAGTAGTAAAATTGTTTTCCATATTTTCCCCTTTCATATACCTATTATATATAGAAAAAATGAAAAAATCAACAATAATGCGAATTTTTTCACAAAAAGTATTGACAATGGGAATATATTCACGTATAATGAGCAATAGATAGGAGGTAAGGAAATGTTTATAGAACAGATTGGGAGAGAATTGAAAAGTATTCGTTCAAGAAATGGATGGACGCTTGAAAAGGCTTCAGAAATAACTGGAATTCATAAGAATACGTTAAGTATATATGAGAATAATCCCAATGTCCTAAAATTGGGAAAATTATTCGAATTATTAGAAAAATATAATGAAGATGCGGAAATTTTTTTTAAAAACATAAGTGAATATATTCGCAGTAATCGATAAAAAAGCCAATCATTGAAAGGGGAAAATATGAAAACAAACGAGGAAATTTTAGATCAACAATATATTACAGCAACTGACATGCAGCAAATAATACCAAACCTTAATTATATAAGAGCTTTAAAATATATTGATGAACTAAGAACTGAAATGAAAAAGAAAGGCTACTTTGTTCCAGACGGAAAAACGAAAGTAGCATTAACAAAATTATTTAAAAAGAAATTTGGAATATAAGAGGGAGAAGATAAGTATGCAAAAGAAAGTTAGTTTGCAAGAAACATTAAAAATAAATCATGAGAAATCAAATCAAGAATTTAGAGAAAAAGTAAGAAGATATATAGAATTGCAAAAGAAACAACAAAGAAGGGAAACGATATTAGCTTATTTTATAGCAGCATTTATTATAACAATATCAAGTATATGTATCTTATTAATTTATAAGCAAAATAAAGAATTTGTACAAACATGTACAGGAAAAGGTTATTCAGTAAATTACTGTATGGATCATATGTAGGAGACTATATGAAAAAAGACAATAAAAAAAGTGTTGAACAATTAAATTAAGGGGTTCAACACAGAATATTTTATTGATTAATTAAATTAATCTTCTTAATTATAGCAAAAAATATAACAAATGTCAAATTAGAAAGGGGAAAGTATGAATAGTGTTAATAGTTTTACTATGTATTTTGATTTTTTTAATTTAGCAGATACTGCTCCATCAATAGATGAAAATACATTGAATAAAATAAAAGTATTTTTAAATAAAATAAAAATATCAGAAGATGAAAAATTTACAATTGAATATATACTTACTAATTTAAATAAAGCTGCTTTATTAGTATCAATTAATGATTATATGTTTAAAGATATTGAGCCTAATTTAACAGGTCATAATCAAGCTATTTTTAATACTTTAAAGAATCAATTAAATGTATCAAAAAGTAATTCAAAAAGAAGAAACCGAACAACAACCGAACAGCAACCGAACGACAACCGAAAAGAAACCGAAACAAAACCGAATGAAGAACCGAAACAAAACAAAACAAGTATTTTAAGTTTTAAGTTTTATATTTCTAATTTTAAATTTATAAATAATAATAATGTATTAATATCTAAAATAAAAGAATGGTTAAATTATAAAAAACAAAGAAAAGATAAACCATATACAGAAATAGGATTAACTACATTATTGAAAAGAATTGATAATACAGTAGAAGAATATGGACCAGATAAAATGATTGATGTTATTGATTATAGTATTGCTAATAACTATCAAGGTATCGTTTTTGATAGACTAAAAAATATTAAAACTAATACAGGCAATTCCAATAATCAAAAATGGGAAGAAACAAAAAGAGAGTTTATGAGGAAAAATGACTAAGCAAGAAGTAGCAAGTTTTCTCGAAAAAATCAAAGCAAATTATCAATCATTTTTATTAGAGCCTTATGTATTAGAAGAATGGTATGGATGGTTAAAGGATTATGATAAGGCAGATGTGCAAAAAAAGTTTGAAGATCATTTAAAAGGAGATTATAACTCTCAAATACCTAAGGCACATTTTATAACCAGGTTTTTAACAAAGTCAGCAGATAAAGGTAAAACAAGAAATTATAAAGTTATATGCAGCAATTGCAAAAAGGTAATCTTTTTAACAGAATATCAAAAACATATGGAAAGACATAATTCTATAGAGTATATGAAATTACATAAAAGTGTAGATCAAGAAAAATTAATGACTTTATCAGATGAAGAATTTAGTAGAGAATATCATTCTTGGATAGAAGAAAGATGTAATACATTAATGGATACAAAAAATAAAACACCAGAAGAGTATAAGGAATATCAACGACTAGAAAAATATATGTTCAGTAAACCAGGACAACAGCTCAATTTAGAGATGTAAAAACATACTAAAAATATCAAAAACTATTTTGACAAAAAAATATTGCTTAAACTTAATAAATATAACACAAAAATAAGAAATATGTAAAAGTAACAAAATTATTTGTGAATGTTACTTACTTATAGAGGTGATTTGTATGAAATTAGAGGAATTAGAAAACAACATTGAAAGCTTTATAACAGATTTAAGAGATGATGAGTTAGCTCAATCAAGTTTACAAGTCTACAGAACAAATATAACTCAATTTATTAACTATCTTAAAGAAAACAAAAAAGAACAATTCGATAAGTCTACATATCAAGATTATAGAGACTATATGAAAGAATTTAAAAAATATGAAATAACAACAATAAACAAATATATTGTGATTTTAAATAAATATTTTTCATATCTAGAACATAATGAATTGAAAATAAAACAATTGAGATATCAAAGAAAGCATTATATTGAGAATGTTCCAACAGTAACGGATTACAAAAGAATATTAAGAGCAGCAAAGAAAAAAGATCTTGTTACATATTATTTCATACTTATTGCATCATACACAGGGATAAGAGTATCTGCAATATGTCAGATAACGATAGAAGCTCTGAAAGAGTCAAAAAAGAATTCCGATTATATCAAAATTTATTCAAAAGGTAAGTATAATGAAGTTCCACTTCCAGCATGGTTAAGAAGAGAGTTATTAGCTTACGCAAAAGAAAAAAATATTAAAACAGGTTATATATTTCCATCGCCAAGAATAAAAGGAAAACCAATGTGTAGAAAAACAATGTGGGAGAAAGTTCATAAGATTACAGGATATGCAAGAGTTGATCTAGACAAAGGGCATCCACACGCATTTAGACATTTACTTGGAAAAGAAATAACTGGAGAATTAAATGACAATCAAACAGTAGCAGATATTTTAGGACACGAAAGTTTAAAGACAACAGCTCAGTATCAACAAAAATCAAAAAAAGAAATATCAAAAATATTAAACAATTTTAGATTTAAATAAAAGAGGAGGGTAAGTATGTGTTGCAAATATTTTACAGTTAGAAGCCATAAAAATAAAAAGTATTTCTATTGCAGATTACTAAAAAAAGAAATTACTTATGATGAATGTAGTTGTTGTGAAGATAAAGAATACAAGCAATATAATCAGCTAAAAGCAAAGACAACTATAAAAGAATGCAAAACTAAGAAACATACATTAACAAAACAAACTGAAATAAAAACATCAACAAAGAAAATAGTATGGGAAAGAGATAATCATAAATGTGTATTTTGCGGTAGAGAAGTTCCAGTATTTTGTGCAAATAGTCATTACATAAAAAGAAGTCATAATGGTAAAGGAATAGAACAAAACATTTTAACTAACTGTATTGAGTGCCATAAAAAGATGGATGATAGTGTCGAGAGAGCATCAATGCTTTTAAGAGCAAAAGAATACTTACAATCAAAATATGATAATTGGAATGAAGAAATTTTAATTTATAAAAAATATTAGGAGGAATTTATATGGAATGGTATTATTTAATGATTTTATTAATAGCAGCAGTAGTGTTTGGAATAATTTATGAAATGCAAAAAGAAATAAATAAGCAAGAAAAGCAAATAGATAAACTTCATTATGAAAATGAAAACTATTTAAGGATATTATCACAAGAAGATATTTTGCCAGAATATAAAGTTATTGAAAAAATACAACAAATGAATGATGAATATGGTGAAGTTAAATTAAAAATAATGTAGGAGGTTCTTATGGAAAATTATTATAGATTGCTATATGCGATATTTAATAGCGATTCTGAAGAAGATAATAAATATGAGTATCCAATAATAGCATATGATGTAGAAACAGATCTACCTATAGCGGTATTTAAAAATGCAAAAACATGTGCAGAGTTTTTCAATACTTCAAGAGACACAATTAATTGTGCATTATCTAGAAATAACAAGCGAAAAGCAAAATATAGATTAGAAAGAGTAAAAGAGGTATAGGTATGTATGTAATACAAAATACAAACAATAAAATGTTTTATAGATCAAAAATAGATAGGAATATACTTCATTTTGTATTCGATGTTAAAGAAGCAAAAAAAATCACAAGTAAAATAACAGCACGAGCAATACTTAATTCCTTTAAACATTCGGAAAATTATGTACTACTAAAATTAAATAAGAAAGGACAAGTTGTAAATGTTAAAAGACGGAATGTATGAAATTGATAAAATTCTGGAACTTGAAAGAGAAAATGCACGACTTAGAATTGAATTAAAGAAAAAAGAAAGAAGAATTGTAATATTAGAAGCTAAGTTAAAAAATCAAATAAATACGAATTATACAAATAAATTAGGTGGAGGAGACTTAGATTTAATAGCAATATTAAAGAGGTAATAATATGGATTTATATATAAGAAGTCAAGATAAAACTGATTTGTCTAAAATTAATAGGTTAAAGATAAGAGAACATGTTTTTGAAAATGGTGAAAAAGAATACTTTATTTTAAATAATAATAGTATGAGTGATGTTGTGGGTATTTATAAAACTAAACGAAGAGCATTAGAAGTATTAGATGAAATACAAAACATATTAAAACAAGAAGAAATGTTACATATCAATAAATCATTATTAAACGATTTAGATGATATAGAAGAGCCAAAATATATTTTGAAACCAGTATATCAACCAAGAGTTTACGAAATGCCACAAGATTAGAAAGGAAGATAATATTATGGATAAATATGTAAAAATAGTTTATCAAACAGAGCCTATTGGTCCAGAAAAAATAATATTATATCTTACCACATTTGATAAAGAAGCATTTGAAAGAGACCAGTTATTAGAAAAACAACAAGCAAAGGTATTTGAATTTGAAAAAAGTGACTTAACAAATCTTGATTTTATTCATATATTTGAAAAAAAACTTAATGATTATGTAAAATCATATTATGAACCTAAAATAAAAGAACTAGAAGGATTAATCAATACAAAAAAATGTATGGATAGAGTAATAGATTTAAACGCAAAAAATATTAATAATTCAGGCGATGTACATTGTGGAATTGTATATGGAAATATAAATAATTGCGACAATATTTATTGTACTGAAATAAAAGGCAATGTAGTTAATTGTGACAAGATAGTTTATAAATAGAAAGTGAAGTGAATTAGATTATGAAAATAAATGGAATAGAAGTTTGTAAGCCTGTTGAATTATTACAACAAACAATTTACGCTTGTCCATATTGTTCCAAAAAATTCTTAAATAAAGGTAGTTATTACAATCATATTAAAGGAAAATATTGTATGAGTTATTTTATGGATTTCGAAATAGAAACTCAAAAGTTTACAGAAAATAAGATAACTGAAAAAGAATATTGGTCTTGGTGTTACGAAAATGGATACATTGAATTTTTAGATTTAAAAAAGGCAACAGTAGAAAAACTAGGACAAGAATTTTATGACAAAATATGTAGTCTTTACGATTATCGTGAAGAAGATTATTAGAAAGTCAGGTGTAAATATATTATGTTAAAAATAAAAATATTTGATGAAGAATCAGAAAAATCTCTAGAAGAAAAAATAAATAAATTAATAATTGATTTAGACAGCCAAGATAAAGAAATTAAAGATATTAAATATCAAGCAAATTGTTCTATTCAAGATGATGAACAAGTATATATTTATTCTGCATTGGTTATGTATGACGATAAAAACTATGAAAAATATGTACCTAAAAAATTTGAAATAGTAGAAAAGGTGGATTAAATATGAAAAAAAAAGATTATAAACAAGAATATAATAATTTCTGGAAAGATATAGTAGAAAACGAAGACGGTACTCTTAATAAAGACCAAGTTATGAGAGAATTAAGTGATTATTCTATGGTAATGGATAATTGTTCTAGCGCTTATAGTGTTATGACAGACGGAATAATAAGTAAACCCAATACTTTATTCAGTGCAGTAGAAGGCATTTTTAATGAAAATTATTTTAATAAGAATACATATGATGCATACGGCTGCATAGACGATATTAAAACAATATTAAACGATTGCGATGATATTAATGAGTTAAAAAATCAAATAAGAGAATATTTTGATATAGGTGATTCAAATGAACGTTAATTTTGAAGCAATAGAAAAAGCATGGTTTAAACCAAAGAAGACTGTATCAGATGAGTTGGAAGAATGGTTGAAAAACTTTTCAACAAATGAATTTGATTATAATTTTTTAGTAGTAAGAATAAGTGATATTTTAGACAAAATCCAAGAATTAAAAAAGAAGGTGAAATAATGCTACGTTTAATTTCTTTTATACTAGAAACCATATTTTTTATTGTAACTATAAAGAGTATTTTGAAATATAACAAAAAAATTTGTAATTTAATTTCTATGATTAATATTTTAAAAAGAGAACAAAAAATTAGTATGGAAGATGCTAATACATTATTAGATATATTGAGAGATTAAGGAGATGAAATAATGCTAACATTACCAATTAAAAAGAAATGGTTTGATATGATTCTCTCTGGCGAGAAGAAAGAAGAATATAGAGAAATTAAACCATATTATACAAGTAGATTTAATTTTGAAGATGAAATAGATGAATATGGAAATATAGGACATACTTTTCAAAGTAATATGAATGTCATATTTAGAAATGGTTATTCATCAAATAGTCCTAAAATACAATGCTATGTAAAAATACAAAAAGGTTATGGTAAAGAAGAATGGGGTGCAGAACCTAATAAAGAATATTATGTATTAAAAATATTAAGTGTAGAAGAGGTGAAATAGTGAATAAATATATAAAGCATTTTATAACTATAACTAAACACAAATACTATGTTGGAAAGTTTTGCTTTAAATGTGGTTTTTATAAAAGAGGATTATTACACGATTTAAGCAAATATGGAAAAATTGAATTTTGTAGTAGTGCTAAATACTTTCAGGGAAATAGAAGTCCAATAGATGCTGAAAAAGAAGATATAGGTTATTCATTAGCATGGCAACATCATAAAGGACATAATCCTCATCACTGGGAATACTGGATTGATAATATAGGAACATATAAAAATACACCTTGCAAAATTCCTTATGAATATGTAGTCGAAATGATATGTGATTGGTTAGGGGCTGGTATTGTATATTCAAAACAAAAAGTAAATTTCAACGAGCCATACAGTGAACCATTAGAATATTATAACAAGCATAAATCAGAAAGAATCTTTCATCAAGAAACACAAATACTTATTGAATATTATTTAACTTTTATATGTAATTATGGAATAAATAGATTCTGTAGATATATTAAATTAGCGCATAAAGAAGAAGAATATATGTATAAGAAGGTGAAATAAATGATAAAGAAAGACTTAATAGAAATAATATTTACGATTTTATTTATAGTTTTAATTATAATATTTGTTATTAAATTATCAAAAGATTGTAATGACAGAGGAGGACAATTAGTAAGAGGATATTGTATTAGTAGCGAGGTAATTAAATGAAAATAATAAATGATATTCATTCTTTAATAATTTCAATGAAAAGTGAAGATGATCCTATTTTTTTATCTTATGATATGTATGATTGGTTGTTTTTTTCTAATTGGAATTGTGTTTTATCTGATAAAATAAAAAGCTATTCAAAAACTCATAAAGTTATAAGAGGTGATAAGTAATGAATGATAAAAAAACATTTATAATAAATAATCATGAATGGTTAATAGAAATAAAACCAGAACAAGAATTACTTGAAGAATACCATAAAAGGCAACCAGATGCCTATTCTTGTATGGGATTAACTTTTTACAAAGAACATAAAATATGGATTGCAAGTGAACTATGCAAGGATGAAAAAATGAGGACATTAAAGCATGAACTTACTCATTGTTATATATGGGAAAATGGCTTTTATAATGTTGATTTTAATAATGAAGAACTTATATGTGATTTTATGGCCAGTATTTTTGATTTTATTAAGGAGGTATTAAAATATATGAATGAAGGCTTTAAATTTAATGTTGATGATAATATTACTGATGAACAAATAAATAATTCAATGAAAAACATTTCAAAGACTATTGCAAAAAATATTGATGATAAAGTAATAAAAGAAATACTACATTGTATTGAAATGAATTGCAAACATAATCAATGCTTTAATGGTGTAGTTTTAGATAAAGAAGAATGTAAATTATTATTAGATTACATAATAAACATGCAACAAAAAAATAAAAGATTAAACAATCTTGTTGATAGCACAACACAGCTATACTTAAAAGAATTATCTGAAAAAGGGAAAGTAGACGATCTTGCTTGTAAAATGTTTAATGCTTTGGAGGGTAATAAATGATAGAAGCCTTAATATTAGCAATAGCAACTTTAATATCTATAATATTTATGATAATAGGAATTATATTTGTATTTTGCAGTTTAATAATATCAAAATGGAGTGATGATGATGAAAGATAGGATTAAGGAAATAAATAACTTGATATTCTTAAAGTCGCAACTAATAAAGACAGCTAAAAAAGAAATAAAAAAACTTCAACAAGAAAGACAAACAATAGAGGGACAAAAAAGATTAGAAAAAAGAAAATAAAGAATAAGTGGAGGTTGTATGAAAGCAATAATAAATTATAATAATACATTATGCGAATTAAATAGTGCTAAATTAAGATTAAACTTATTAATGGATAGAAAAGAAGCTTTATATTGTAAATACTTTCCAATGAATAAACCAACTAATTCAGAACATGTTGATGGAGGACATACGATAAAGGATCCTATGCCATTATATGTAGAAGAATTGACTAGGATAAATGAAGCAACAGGAAAGAGTCTTGATCAAGAAATAAATGAACAAAGGAATGAAGTTAATAAGTTAGAATATTACATACGACTAATGGAAAACACAGTAAAAGAATTAAAAGGTTTACCTGCTGAATTGTATAGATATATAGTATTTGATAATATGAAAATAAGTAGAGCAATTGAGACAATGGCTGAAAAATATGAAAAAGATTATACTACAATATGGAGAATGTATCATAACACTATAAAAGAAGATATTCAAAAATTAAAAAAATTAAAAAATTAAAAAAATTTTCAAAAAAAATAAAAATGCTAGTGAAATGCAAGTAAATTATGTGTAATAATGTAAACTGAAAAAATACAAGATCGAAAATGTGTTTTTTCAAAAGTTAGTATCACACAAACACTAACTAACCCCTTTTAATTCTTATAGTACTAGCTTGATGCTAGTACACTGATGATATATGAACGAAAGTGTTCCAGGAAAAGTTTGAAAGTCGAAAGGCAAAGCTAGATACATGACGATAATGTAGAGGACTAGCGTAGTGATGGTTCGAATCCATCTATATCATTGGTGTAGTATCATTAAGTTGATACTGTCTCTTGCTGCTTTAGGAGACCTTTCATTTATTTTATGCTATCTTATAGGTAGCATTGAGTGAATAATGTAATTCGAACACCTTTAAGGACATCGTGATTATTCATTCGATGGTGCTTATAATAGGCACTATGTTCTCGTGAGCGAACGGGGTTTCACGTTGGTCATGACCTTCATGCCCTGCTAGGAGTTAAATAGCACTCATTTGAATTATGAGTAATATGTTGGCACTATCTTAGTTGATAGTGTACTGATGATATAAAAAACTTTTAAGTAGGAAAGGTTATATACATGTTAAGTTCCGTGGCTTGAAATAGAGCAATAGAGGTCATGTCTCCTGAAATCCATATATCGTCGGTACAGTATTAATTAAGTACGGAAATCTCGCAATTAGAACTAATTAAATTCATATATTCTCCTAATAACTATATAATTGCCTAACCGGTGCGAGACACGTAGTCCATGTGAGGTTTAGGGACTACACATCAGAGAATAGCACAATTTGGTAGTGCACTACACTTGGAATGTAGAGGTTATAGGTTCAAGTCCTATTTCTCTGACCATAAAATATTAAGAACTGTAATAGGTTCTTTTTTTGTAGGTGAAATTATGAAAGAAAAAAATATATTAAATTTATGTTTTAAATATAATCAAAGCTGTAAAAAATGTCCTAGAAATGCAAAATGTCAAAGAGAATTGGAAAGGGGTGAAGAACATGTCAGAAAAATTGACACCAAAACAAGAAAAGTTCGTGCAAAACCTTATCAAAGGTATGAGTCAACGTGAAGCATATAAAAAAAGTTATGATACAAAAAATATGAAAAATGAAACAATCGATTCTAAAGCATGTTTATTATTTAAACAGGATAAGATTAGGAAAAGGTATGATTCTATACAACAAAAAGCAGAAGATAAAGCAATAATGACTTCTATAGAACGTAAAAAATGGCTTACTGGAATAATTAATAATGATGTAAAAGAATATGAATATATTATTAATTCAAAAGGCAAAAAAAGAAAGATAGAACGTAATGCAGATTTAAGTACAAAAATAAAAGCTATGGATATGCTTAATAAAATGGAACAAGAATACGTCCACAAAATAGAGGGAAGTATATCAGTTGACGAAAAACTTGAAGATTTATTATGAAATATACAGCAGATTACCTAATAAATAAGAGAAAAGAAAAATGGGAAGAAACACAAGATATAGAATATGATAAAAGATTAAGGACAGCAATAGCACAAGAGTTATTAAAAAATAAATCATTACTGGAGGAAGTAAAAACTTATCCAGAAAAATTAATAGAACTTGTTTTTATTGTTGTTGATAAGAGTCAAAAAACCACTCCATTTTTTCTTAATACAGTTCAAAGAAATTTTATTAATACGTTAAATCAAGCAAGAAAAGATTTTGAGAAAGGAATAATAACTGATATATCGCTTCTTATTTTGAAAGGAAGACAACAAGGATTTACAACTTTGGTTACAGCATATCAATATGCATATAGTATATTGCATAGGAACTTTCAAGGATTTACTCTTGCTGATAAAGGTGATAATGCAGAAGCAATATTTCAAAATAAAGCAAAATATATACATTCACAATTACCAGAAGTATTAAAGCCTACAGAAAAGTTTAACAATAAGAAACAATTTTTATTTGAAAAATTAAATAGTTCCTGGGCAGTAGATACAGCAACAAAAGATGTAGGACGTTCAAGAACAGTAAACTTTTTTCATGGTTCAGAATGTGCGTTCTGGAAGGATGGTATATCTAGTATACAAGCAGCTTTAGGAGAAGCATTTACAAAAAATTGTATAAAAATATATGAGTCTACAGCTAATGGATATAATGACTATCAAACAATGTGGTCAAGTGGAGCACATATTAATTGTTTTTATGCATGGTGGGAAACACCAGAATACTTTATAGATATTCCGAGTCAAGCACTTAGAGATGATTTCGTAAAGAATATAGAAACAAAAACAGATTGGATATGGACAAGGTTAAAATGGTTGAAAGATGATAAGAAATTATCATTAGAACAATTATACTGGTATTACAACAAATACAATAAATACATAGATAAAAGATTAATTAGACAAGAGTATCCATGTAGTCCAGAAGAAGCCTTTTTATTACCAGGTGCTGCAGTATTTGATATAGAAAAAATATTATCACGATTAGCTAACATACCTAAGCCACTTAAAACAGGTTATTTCTTATATGACTATGATGGAACAAAAATAACAAATATAAGATGGCATAATGATCCGAATGGTTATATAAAAATTTACAATGTTCCAAATTCACCAAAAATTACAAAGTACTGTATAGGTGGAGATACAGCGGGTGAAGGTAGTGACTATTTTACAGGTTATGTTTTAGACGCAGAAACTGGAAAATTAGTTGCAAAGTTAAGACATCAATTCGATTCAGATATGTATGCAAGACAAATGTATTGTTTAGGTATGTATTATAAATATGCTCTTATAGGAATTGAATCTAATTTCGATAGTTATCCGATTATGGAATTGACTCGATTAGGTTATAGAAATCAGTATGTAAGAGAACACTTTGATACATATACAAATAAAACAGCAAAGAGTTTTGGATTCAGAACAACATCACTAACAAGACCAACAATAATCTCAAGATTGATAAAAATTGTAAGAGAACATGTTGATTTGATAGATGATGAAGATACTCTAAGAGAATTAATAACAATAACAAGAAATGAAAAGGGGAGAATTGAAGCTCCAGCAGGAGGTCATGATGATATGATGATGGGACTTGCAATAGCTTATCAAGTAAGAGAACAAGTTGTATTAGATAAATCGGTTGTAAGAGTAGATCCTACATATAGATTTGATTCTGAGAAACCATCACATAAAGACTATGGAGAAAAAATAAAAGTAATATAAGAAAGAGGTATTTATGGATTATAAAGATAGATTAAAACAAGAATATGAACAACTTAAAGAAAGATATACAAAACTACACAGAATTATTATTAAATATCATGCAGGAACATTAGAATTTACACCTGATTGTCCTATATATTGGTTAGAGGAACAAGCAAAATATATGGGGAATTATTTAAAAGTTCTAGAAATTAGAGCTGAAATAGAAAAAATAAATTTAATATAGAAAGAAGGAAGAAAAAATGAAAATAGGAAATACAGTAGTAATAAGAAAAGATTTGAAAATAGGAGAACAATATGGAATGTGTACTTTTAGTAAGGACATGGAAGAATACTTAGGCAAAGAAGGAATAATAAGAAAAATAGATAGATTCGGATTCTTTTATTTGACAATAGATGAAATGGAAATTAAAAAGAAATTTACTGAAGAAATGATAGAAACTGAAATGACAGAAGAAACAATTACAACAAACCAAAATGTAGATATAGAATCTCAATCGAATGATTTTGAGGTTCCTGTAGATGTTGTACAAGCAGTAGCAGTAGCTATTGAAGATGAAGCTCTAGAACAAGGAAAAACAACAGATGAAATAATTGGTGATATTAAAGATGAAATGAATGAAAATGATATTCCAGAAATACCTGAAATACCAGATGAGAATCCATCAGATGAACAATTAAAAAATAGCGAAGGAAATACTGATGCAGCTTTAGAAAATGAAAGTAATGAGTCAACAACTAATGAAAAAGAAACAAAAAAAGATACTAAAACAACAAAAGCAAAAAATAGAAAGGTGACAAAATGACAACTACAATAATAATATGTTTACTAAACATGTTTAGTTTAATCGTAGGAGTTAAGATAGGACAAAATTGTATAAAAGGTAAAGATATTCAGTTAAATCCTATTAAGGCTATTAAGAACGAGATTGCAGATAACAAAGAAGAAAAAGCACGTTCATTAAAAAAGAGTCAAATAGAAACTATACTTTATAACATAGATAACTATAACGGCACAGGATTAGGACAAAAAGAAATACCTAAAGATTAGGCGGTGATAATATGGACGAAAAAGAAATAAAAGAAACCAGCTTATGGGCTTTATATGATAAAAGTGTAATGTTTGCAAGGAAACTTAACATTTATGAGGAAGTAGATAGAAACAATAATTTTTATAATGGCGATCAATGGCAGGGATTGATTGTTGATGGTATAGAGCCAGTACAATATAATTTTATTAAGCCTATTGTCAATTATAAAGTTGGAGTTATAACAGGTAATTTAAGAGCAATTAATTACAATGCTAACAATGTTGAAAATTCTAAATTTAGATTAGTTGCTAAGCAAGTATGTGATTTATTAACGCAAAGAGCATCAAGAGTTTGGGAAAACGATAAAATGGATAAGAAAATAAAAAAAGTAATAAAACAATCCGCAATAAATAGCGAGGGTATTATTTATGTTTCTTACAATGAAGAAGAACAAAATCCCACTAATGAAGTTCTGAATAAAGTTGATGTTTATTATGGAAATGAAAATGATGATGATATACAGAATCAACCATATATTCTGATTAAACAAAGAATGAGTGTATCACAAGCTCAAGAATTAGCTAAACAATATGGTTTATCAGATAAAGACATAGAACTAATAAAAGGTGATATGGAGAACTATGATGAAGCTGGTAGTTCGGCTAAAGACGAAGTCGATGATATGGTAACTATAATAACAAAGTTTTATAAAAGTGAAGGTACAGTACATTTTGCTAAAGCAACAAGATATTTAGAAATAAAAAAAGATGCTGATATGGGAATAACACTTTATCCATTAGCACATATGACATGGGAAGATAAAGAAGGTAGTGCAAGAGGAGAAAGTGAAGTAAAAGGACTTATATCTAATCAAATTGAAACAAACAAAACAGCAATGAGACGATTATTAACTTCTAAAAATATTTCATATCCACAAAAGATTTATAATTCTGATGTAATAGAGAATCCTGAGGCAATTAACACAGTTGGAGGATTAATTGAAGCAAAAGGAGCAACTGTAGATGATGTAAAGAAAGTATTTGCAGTAACTCAACCAGCACAAATGGGTCCAGATGCTGAAAAGATTCAAGTTGAATTAATATCAACAACTAGAGAACTTGCAAATGCAAGTGATACGGCTACAGGACAAGTTAACCCAGAAGATGCTAGTGGTAGAGCTATTCTAGCAGTACAACAAGCCTCTCAACAACCATTAAATGATCAAAATAGTAAAGTTAATGATATGATAGAAGATATAGCTAGAATATGGATGGAAATGTGGAAAATAAATAATGAAGGTATGCAACTAGAAGATATTCAAACAGATCCAAGAACTGGAGAGGAAACTGTAAATATTGTTAATGTTCCTGCATCTGTATTGTCAAAATTAAAATCAACTATAAAGATAGATATAACTCCTAAAGGGGCTTATGATAAGTATGCTCAAGAAATATCGTTAGAGAATTTAGCACAAAATCAAAATTTCATGAATACTGCATGGTTAGAAGATTTTGTTAGTTTATTGTCTAGCGATTCAACAATGCCTAAACTACCATTAGAAGAGTTGATAAAGAAAAGAAAAGCTGCACAACAAAGAATTGCAGAAATACAACAGCAAGGAGCAGTATTACAACAACAAATAGGACAACTTATGAACACAGGAGAAATAATGCCAAAAGAGATGGCACAATATATACAACCAAATGAACAGCAAACACAACAAGAACAATCAATAGAATACTAAAGACTATAAGTCTTTTTTATTTGTCCAAATCATGTACATGACACAAAACTGTTATCAAGATATGATAGTGAAACAAACACTATAATAAATAGGAGGTAAAAATGGAAAAAGAATTTGCAAAAATGTTAATACAATTATTTGCAGAAGAAGAATCAGAAACAACTGATAACATGGATGAAGAATCAGAAGAAGTAGAAAATGAAGAAGAATATACAGATTCTGAGGAAACATCTGAAGAGGTAGAAAAATCTACTGAAGAACCTGAAAAGGTTAGTTCTCTTAAAGATTTACTTAAAGAACATCCTGAATATCAAACAGAAATTGATAATTTTGTAGAAGGAAGAGTAAAAAGAGAAAAAAATAAAATAGATAGAGTTTATCAAAAGAAACTATCTGAGTATGAGGAATTAGCTTACTTAACTAGAGAAGGTCTAAAAGCTGATAGTGATGAAGACGCTTTAGAAAAGACAAGAAATTTCTATGGTAAACAGGGTATTAAATATACACCTGGAAGAAGTGCAAGAGAAGAAGAAATATTAGCAAGTGCAGAGGCGCAAGATATTCTAGATAATTGTGAAAGTACTGATGATATTGAAAAAGAAATAAAAAGGATTCTATCAAAAGGTGTAAACGCATCAGATAGAGAAACTTTAATTGCACAAAAATTAAACGATGAACTTACTTCAAAGGTTAGAGTAAGTGAGTTGGAAAAAATAGGAGTAAAATCCGAAGTATATAACTCTACTGAATTTAAAAAGTTTGAGAAACTATTTACAAAGGAAACTCCAATCACTGATATATATGAATTATATAGAAGTAAAACTACTCCTAAAAAGGTTGTAGAAAATCCTGGAAGCATGAAGTCAACTCCAAGTAAGAAAAAGAAAGATTTTATTACAGAGGCTGAGTATGACAAAATGTCTAGAGAGGAAATAAGGGCAAATATGGATTTAATAGAAAAATCTATGCCTAATTGGTAATTTTTTAGAAAGAAGGTTAAATTATGATGAATATACAAAGATTCGCTGGAAACTTCAAAGAAACATTTTGGAGTGAAAAAGTTCAAACAGAACTTGAAAAAGATTTAATCATTTCAAAATGGTGTGATTATGAATTTGAAGGCGAAATCAAATTAAAAGAAAGAGTAAAAATAGTAGGTGTTGTAAGACCTACAATAGGTGATTATACACCAGGAGTTGATATTGAAATAGAAGATTTAGCAGATAATGCTCAATTTTTAGATATCAATTACAGTAAATATTTTGGTTTTTATGTAGATGATGTTGATAAAGCACAATCTAATCCAAAATACTTAAATAGTGAAATGAATGAGGCGGCAAAAGGTTTAGCTGAACAAGAAGATAAAGATGTTGCAACTGTAGCAGCAACTGAGGCTTTGTCTGGAATGACTTCAAGTTCAATTGATATTAGTGCTGCATCTGATCCATTTGATTCAATTGATGAAGGTATTCAAAAGTTATACGAAAATAATGTACCAGCTTCAACTGAATTAGCAGCTGATTTAAACCCTGAACATATTATTTTATGTAAGAAAAAATTATCTCAATTATTTACTGATAACGTAGATTACATTAAAAACAGTGCTTTAGGTAAATATAATAACTGCTATCTAAGAATGACTAATAACCTTTATAATGATAATACAGATGATCATGAATTAATAAGAACTAAAAAAGCTGTTGCTGTAGCAGGACAAATTGATCAAGTTAAAAAATCTGATAAAGAAAAGGGATTTGGTTCAATTATTAAAGGACTTAATGTATATGGCATTAAGGTTATTAGACCAAAAGAACTATATGTAATTAAGGTTCACTAAGAAATAGGAAGGAAATGATAATATGATGAATATACAAAGATTCGCTGCTTCAACAGGTAAGTTTGTTGAATTAAATAACGAAGTGAAAGCAGTAGGAAGTAATTTCGTAGCTGTAGATGCAACTGCAGGAATTAAATTCGATTGTAAAAAATATCCTAATGATAGATTAATGTTTATCTTTCAAAATACTGAAGCTTCAACTGCTAAAGATGTTAAAGTATTGAAACCATCTAACGGTGGATATGCTGCTGCTGATACAGATATAGTAGTTTCAAATTTAGCTGCTGGTGCTATAGCTGTTGCTTATGTCGAAACAGCTAAATATGCTAATAATGATGGTAGTATTTATTGTGCAGGTGGAAGTGCTAACGTTAAAGTTGCTGCTGTAGTATTAGGTAAATAACATAGAGGGCTTATGCTCTCTTTTATTATGTCTAGTAGACTTATCCTTTCTGCTACTAGATGTAATAAGGGAGAGGATATGATGACTATAATAGAAATTAATAATAAAACAATAAATGTGCATGGACATAGTGGATATGGTACAAGGGGAAACGATATTGTATGTGCAGCAATAAGCACTTTAGTAGAAGCAACATACAATTATTTAGAATCTGTAGGTAATGAACTAAAAAAAGAAATTAATGATGGATATTTTAAAATTGAATATAACAATTTAAATATACCAGGAGAAGAAATATTACAAAGTTTTATAACTATGGTTAAAGACTTAGTTAGTCAATATCCTAGGTTTATAAAAATAGAAGGAGATATAATATGAGACAATTAGAAAAATTAGAAAAGTATGTACAAGTGCCTGATACAAATTTTTATGGCGCTTATTTTTATGATGGAGAAGATATAGAACTACATAACGAAACAGAAACGGTAAATGATACAACGTTAACAATTAAAGATGTTATTGAAAATGGTGTATTTAAAAAATATAAGAAGTTAGAAGTTAAATCAAAAAACCTAGTTGAAGAAACAACAACAACTTATCCTATAGAGAAAGGACATATGCTTGTATTTATTCAAAATAGAGGTTTTATGGAAGTAAAAGGATTAATTCCTTTAAACGATGCTATTGAAAGAATGAAACTATTAGATAGCAAGTATTGGGATGAATAGAATAGTTTGGAGTTGATTATATGACTTTAAGAGAAATGAAGTTGAGAGTATTAAGCTTAATAGAAGAAGTTAATCCAAAAAGCGAATATTTAACTGATGATCTAGACATACAAGCTAAAATTAATTATGTAATTGATACAAAAGCACATGAATTAGCAAGAATTAAGAAGATTGCAGCAATAGAAAATATTGATGTCGAACAAGGTGAGGATATAAACTTATATGATGAATTGGATAATTTTTATAAATTAAATTCAATAACTGGTGTTAGTTATGACATTTTCGAAAATATAGTTACATTTAAAGAAGATGGGATAGCAAAAATAAAATATTATAAATATCCAAAAATGATAGATGAAAAAACTAATAATAACTATAAGTTTGAATTAAGTGAAGATGTTCTGGAAATTATGCATTATGGTGTAGCAGCTGATTTATTAAAAAGTGATGTATCTGCTCAATATGGACAAGTTTATGCAAATGCTTATCAAGAAGCCCTTAACTTATTAGATCTAAAAGTAACAGGTGGAACAATAGTAATAAAGGGTGGTATAAATGTATAGTATACAGCCTAAAATACAAAGATATAATAGTTTTAGAGGTGTAGATTTTACAGATAAGAATGTTGCAACAACAAGAAGCCCAGAATCACTTAATATGTGGAAGAACTATAAGACACTAGGAAAGAAAATTGAAACAAGACCAGAGATAGCATTACAACTAAGTTTAAGTAATACTATTTATGGTCTATTTTTTTATACAATAAGTTCAGTAACACATTGGATAATACATGTAGGAACAAGTCTAATAGATTATAATCCAAATACAAATACACAAACTATAATAAAAGCAACAGGAATGAATCCTAGAAAATCATCAGCATTTATTTATAACAATATTTTCTTTATATTAGATGGAATAAATTATCTTGAATATGATGGTACAGTATGTAAAACGGTTGATGGAGTAGTGCCAACAATAGCAATACATAACTTTAATACAAGTTCACATAAGACTTATCAAGATAGAAACTTAATAAGCGATTATGTAAATGAATTATTCTTTGGAGATGGAGAACAAATAGCATATCAAGTAACTTCAAAGGATATATCAGATGTTACTGTTTATGTAGATGATGTTTTGAAAGAAATAACAACTGATTATACTGTAGATACAACAAATGGAATAATAACATTTACAACAGCTCCACAAAAAGATATTGATTCAGCTAATGTAGTCATCAAATATAAAAAGGTAATACCAGGAGCAAAGAATAAAATATTTAAATGTACACTTTCTACTATATTTGATAATAGGGTATTCTTTAGTGGTAATCAAGACTATCCTAATTTATTAATGTGGTGTGGATTAAATGATCCAAGATATATAAGTGATATGTATTATGCTACTGATGGAGATTTAGCGCCTATAAAGGCACTTGTACCAGGTAATAATGCTTTATGGGTATTTAAAGAACCATCACAATCAAATACAACAGTATTCTATCATGTACCAGGATTACAATATAATGACGTACTTGAAGAATCAATTAAGACATACGCAGAAGCACATTCAAGTATAACAACAGGATGTAGAGCAACAGGAATTAACTTTAATGATGATATTGTTTTCTTTAGCGATAGAGGTATGGAAGGTATATCAAGTGATATAACAACAGAACAAGTATTAGGACATAGAAGTACATTAGTTGATAGAAAACTATTAAATGAGAATAATTATAACTCAATGGAACTTGCAGAATGGGAAGGATATCTATTAGTAATTATAGATAATAAGGTGTACTTAGCTGATTCAAGACAAAAAGTAAGTAATAACGACCACATAGAATATGAATGGTTCTATTGGGAATTAGAAAAAGAAATAAAAAGAGCAGCTACATATGAAGGAATACTATATTTATGTAGTAATGCAGAAAATGTATATAATGAGCAAGGATATAAAAAATATACTGATGGAGAAAATATATATTGGTATGATATAGAAAATCAAAAATTATATGATAACGAAGGAATAGAAAGTCAAATATCAGTATTAACACTAACAGAAGTGTTAGTATCAGGAATTTATACATTAACAGACGATTCAGACGATAGAACAGTATCATCTTATTGGACAACACCAGAAGATGATTTTAATTATCCTCAGTATCTTAAAACGACAAATAAGAGGGGATTTAAAAGCGATGTAACTGGAACAAATATAAAAATAGATATAAGGACAGATAGTAATGAATTTGAAACATTAGGAACTTTTGAAAATACAAAAGGATATATAGTTGCAAAGATAAAAGAAAAAAAATGGAATAAAATACAATTAAAATTCAGTAATAATAAACCTTTTGGAATATATGGAATTAATTTAGAAGCATATGTAGGTTCTTATGTTAAGAGATAGGAGGTAAATATGAATATACAGCGATTTACTGCAATAGATGATGCAATTAATAATTTTTCAGGTTATATAGATGAAACAAAAAACGAAATAAACGCACTTGCAGGGCAAAAACAAGCACAAATAGATGAGTATAACAAAAACTATGATAACCAACTTACACAATATGACTCAATATTGAATCAACAAAAAGATCTAATTGACGTTGAAACAGAAAAACAAAAAGAAATACAACAAAAGCAAACAGATTATAATATAGGATTAATTAATCAAAATAAAGAAAAAGCAGAGAAAGCAACACAAAAGGAAACAGGAGACGCATATACAGATTATTTAAAATCTATTAATCAATATGGCGGAAATGCTGAGGCTTTAGCTGCATCAGGATTAATCAATCAAGGTATACAAGAAACATCAAGAATAGCAATGAATATAACTTATCAAAATAGAGTTAGTTCAGCAAAATCAGCCTTATTACAAGCTAATACAGAATATGATAATCAAATACAACAAGCATTATTAACAAACGATGCAAACCTAGCAGAACTTGCATTAAATAGTATGAAACAAAAATATCAAATAGCTTTACAAGGTTTTGAGTATAAAACAAATATGTACAATACAAAGATGAGTTACATGCAAAATCTTGATGATACATACTTTAATAGACAACAAACACTACAATCTAGAATTGATAGCTATAACAGTACAATATCAGATCTACAATCAGCAAAAGAAAGAATTGCAGAAGAAAGAAGACAAAGAGAAGAAGAACTTGCAGAAGAAAGAAGACAATTTGATTTACAATTCGCAGAAAATCAAAGACAATTTAATGCGCAAATGGCAGCAAATGAAAGATATTATGATTATAGTTCTTCAAGCAATAATAATTCTGAATATAGTTATTCTGATAATCCATCGACACAAGCATCAAACTACAATACATTTGGAAATAGTGAAAAAACTATGAACAAAAAAGATTACTATTTCAGTAATGGATATCAACCAAGATATGTAAATAATCAAAAATTAAGTGATACAGGAATAAATGTAGGACAAATATATGGTGGCAAATTAGGCGAAAATAGAAGAACTCAAAATATATGGTATGCAAATGGAAAATATTATATATGGCTAGGAAATGGCAATGGTGGAGGAGAATACATGCAAGTTGATGCACAAGATGTAAGTAAAATCAAAAATGCATCAAGTGTATGGAATAGTATTTGGCATAAAGGCGTATAAGGAGGTATAGAATGAAAACTGTTAATCAATACCTAAAAAACAAAGCTCAATATGATAAAGAAATGGAAGAACAAAACAAGAAAAAACCTAGAATTAGAACTGTAAGAGAAATAGCTCAGGAACAAGGAATTGAACTTGGAGAATTAACATCAGAAAAAAGTTCAAAAGGTTTTTTTAAAGATAGTAAAGCTTTTGATGATGGATATCAATTTGGTGATGTAACTAAAACAATATTCTCTACAGGTGGCGATTTACTTACCGACATTGGAGAAGGCTTTATAGGTGCAACAGAGGGTGTTGCAGACTGGGGGCAGTATAGGACAGCTGATATATTGAATTTTTTCGGTCAAAAAAAAGCAGCAGAAGCTGTAAAGAAAAATGCTCAATTTAACTCAACTGCTGCAATCTTTGGAAAAAACGAAAGAAAAGAAGATAACATCGCTAAAGATTGGACTAAAGGAATTGAGGAAAACTCAATATCCGGAGAAACGTTGGATACTGTAATGCAAGGTGTAGGTCAAGTAGGAGCAATGGTAGGATTATCTTATTTAGGCGGTGGAGGAGCAGAAGTTGGAGCAAATGCGACAAAGCTACAAAAAGCAGGTGCTCTTGCTAGAACTGCTTTTGCGTCATATACAAGTGCTTATGGTAATGCAAGAAGTGAAGCATATAAAAATGGTGCAGACGATAGTACAGCCAATAAAGCGGGTATGATAAACGGTTTTTCTGAAGCTATTGCAGAACAGTTTTTTAATGGTTTACCAGGTTTTAAATCTGCTGGTTGGTTTAGTAAAGTAAATGGAAAAGTTGGAGGAAAGATAGAAAAAGTATTAGGATCCAAAATAGGAAGAACTTTCTTAAAACTAACTGATACCATGGGTGAAGGTGCTGAAGAGATGATTTCTAATTCTTTAAATTCTTTAGGTACAAATATAGCTCACTATATAGGAACAAAAACTGGTAAAGAATATAACTATGGAATGGAGAATCTATCAGGACATGTTTTAAAAGATATGTACGATTCCTTTACTTCGAGTGATTCTATAGAATCATTTTTCTCTGCAGCAATTACTTCTGCTTTAATAGGTGGTGGAAATACATTTTTAAGTAATGTACAAAAGAATACTATTTTAAAGGAATATGCAAAAGAAAATAATATTTCTGTAAAACAAGCTGAACAACAACTTAATACAACAATAGAATCACAAATGCCTAATCTACCTTTTGAAGAAAAAGTAGAAGAACAAGAAAGAATCCAAAAACAAGAATTAAGAAATATGAAAAAAGGTGATTTCGTAGCACAAGAAATAAATACAAAAACACCTAATCTACCAATGAATAAAAAAAATCAAAGGTTTGATTTTGATAGTTCAAAAATAACAGATGAATTTGAGAAAAGTGTATATGAAAGCGCTAGTAAAAGTTTAAATAATACAGAGCAAACACATAAATTTGTTGATAAGGTAGCGCAAATAGCCAAAGATAAAAAAACTAGCTATGGCTTTATTAATAGTGAAGAATTAAAAAATTCAGGTTATAATATCGAAGGCAAAGAAATTGGTGGATTAGTAACAACTAATGAGAATGGGCAAAAGTCTATTCTCATAAATATTGATTCACCTAAGGCTTTAAATGCTATCGTAGGTCATGAAACAACACATTTATTAGAGGGCACAAAAGAATATCAAGAACTACAACAAAGTATATTTGAATATGCAAAACAAAAAGGCGATTTTGATGGAAGACAACAAACTTTAAGCGAATTGTATAAAGATGTTGAAAATGCTGATATAAATAGCGAAATTACAGCCGACTTAGTTGGAGATTATTTATTTACTGATGAAAAATTTATTAATTCATTATCTACAAATAAACCAACTATATTCCAAAGAATTAAAGATTTAATTGACGATTTAGTAGTTAGATTTAAAGGAACAAAGGAAGAAAGACTTTTAAGGGAAGTACAAAAGAAATTCAAAGCAGCATATAAACAAGATGGAAATCTTAAAAGTGATAAGTATATGATGATTGGCAAGAATGGTGCAAAGAATTTATCTAAAAATAGCAATGACAATTACTATAAGAATCTTAATGATAATTTAAAAAAGTCTCAAAAGGAATATAACGATAATAATGATTTAGAACAAGAAAATATAAAAAGTAAAGGTAAATATCAATGGTTTAAAACAAAATATGGTGATTGGGGTACATTTATTTCAGATAAAGAAAGTAAACTAAAGCAACGATTAGAGCCTAATCATACATATAAATTAAGTGAAATTCTAGATCATGATTTATTATATAAAGCTTATCCTGAATTAAAAAATCTTAAAGTAGAAACAGCAGATATTGCATCAACAGGAGGTTTAGCAAAAACAAAATTTGTTCCAATAAATACTATAACAGATATTGTATATTTGAGAAATTCTGATTTAAATGAAAAGAATTTTAAATATACTTTATTACATGAAATTAATCATTATATTGAATTTAGGGAAAAATATGATGAAAATAGTAGAGGTGCAGATAGTAAAACAATTGGTAGAGAAGCATATAAAAATAATTTAGGAGAATTAATTTCTAATACAACAAAAATGAACGCTAATTTGACTCAAGAACAATTAAATGATATAATTTTACCAGAAATAGCAAAGAAAAATCCTAAATACGAAAATATAAAGGATAATCTTGATAAAATAAATGAATTAGAAAGAAAGGAAGCACCCAAAAATGATAGCAAGTATGCTAATGAAACTAAAGAAAAGCAGATACAAAATAGTCAGAAAAATAGCAACAAAACTATTCGACAAACTAATAATAATGATAGATTAAAAGGAATTTATGATTATGAACAAAATAAATTTATAAATAATAAAGATTTTTATGAAGAACTAGATGATAGTTCTTTTTTTGATGCAATCAATTCATTAAAAGAAAAACAAAATGAAATAATTCAAAAAACTAATCCTATGCTTGATGACTATCATGTTGGAATAAGAAGTACAAATGATATAAGAACATGGGAAGAAGTATTAAAACTTGATGATGATATAGAAGGTCAATTCGCTTGGGGAGATTATACAAGAGAAGAAGCTGAAGAAGCACTAAAAAATAATAAAATAACTATATATAGTAGTAATCCTATAAAAAATGGAACATTTATTTCAACTTCTAGAATACAGGCAGAAGAATATGCTGGAGGATATGGAAGTAAAGTTTATTCAAAAGAAGTACCATTGAATGAAGTTGCATGGATTAATGGCGATGAAGGGCAATATGCTAAAGTAGTTCAAAATAGTTATTCACTACCAACCACTGATACAAAACAATATGGTAAATATAATGTATATGGAGAAGATGTTAAGTATCAAAAACCATCAAAAGTAAATTTACCAATAAACGGTGAATCAGGAATTTTAACAGATGAAGATTATAAAGATAAAACTACCGAATTATTAAATAAATTCACAAATACTGCAGCTCAAAAAATAAATAATCAGACACAGGAAATAGCAAAAAGAAATCTTGAATTAAAAAAGAAAGATACTGAAGAATTAAAATCACTAATTAATAATTACAATAATATGACAAAAGAACAAATATTTAAAAGTGATGCTAAAACAAAAATAAATGAATTTGTAAGGAATCATTCAAGTCAAGAATTTGAAGAAGAGTTTTTTGATACTGAATTAAGTGACTTGCAAAAAGAAATCAAAAGAACAAAATTTATAATTGATGAAAAATATAAAGGTGAATTCCCAGATGGAATAACTGCTTTTAAAAAGTTAAATCCTGGATTAAATATTGTTTTTGGTACAAATGGTAATATAGATTCAAGATATCAGGAACTTGCTGAAACACATAGAGGTAGATTAAGTGAAGATGCTACAACAGGAGATATACCTTATCTTTTAGCTGATATACTTAATCAAGAAACTAAATTAAAAAATACAATATCTTATGAATTAAATAATGATGAGATAGAACAAATAACAAATAAGATATATTTTGGTTTAACAAATAATTCTATAAGTAATCAAAATTTAGAAAAATATGTGTCAAAAATTCATGAGAAGATAGAAAATAAATATGCTAGACAAATGGCAATACAAAAGTATAGAGAACTAGCAAAAGAACAAATAGGAGATATAACAGAAATTACAGATAAGAAAAAAGGAATATTATATCAAGTAAATACCATGAAACGAAATCTAAGAGATATAATGAGCCCTGAACAAGCTAAAAAGATGTATGATACTTATTTTAAACCTATTACAGTAAATAATGCTAAATTAGAAGTAGATAAACAGTCTTATGTAGATAGAATACAAAAATTTAATTTATCAAATGAGGAATCTGTCTATGTCCAAATGTTAGGTGAAAAAAAGTATAATCCTAAAACTTCAGTAACTCAAGAACAATTAACAAAATATCTTGAAGAAAATTATAATAAAATAGACACATCAAAAGTAAATTCTGCTGTTGAAGAATTTAGAAATATATATGATGAATTAATTGTAAGAGTAAATAACACTTTAAAAGCAAACGGATATGCTCCAATAGATTATAGAAAAGGTTATTTTCCTCATTTTATTGAAGATAAACCAACTTCTGTACTAGGTAAATTTGCTGAAAAATTAGGCTGGAAAATTAATAAAGGCGCACTACCTACTGATATTGCAGGTATTACTGAAGAATTTAAACCTGGTAAAGCATGGACTAGCTTTAGTCAAAGAAGAACTGGGAATGCTACCGATTATAACGCATCTAAAGGGCTTGATAATTATTTAAATGGTGCAATGGACGTAATATACCATACAGAAGATATTCAAAAATTAAGGGCATTAGAAAACGAAATAAGATATCAATATAGTGATAAAGGTGTCCAAGAAAAAATCGATGAAATATTTGAAGATCAAGACTTAACTGCTGAAGAGAAATATGAACAAATTTCTTTATTAACTGATCATATGAAAAATAATGGTTTAGGTAACTTTGCAACAGAATTAAGAAATTATACAAATAACCTTGCAAATAAAAAATCTTTTCATGATAGAAGTATGGAACAATCTTTAGGTCGTGATACATATTCAATCATGAATAACATCAGTTCAAGAGTAAGTGCAAACATGGTAGGAGCAAATATAAGCAGTGCTTTGACTAACTTTATTCCTATAACTCAAGCATGGAGTCAAATATCAACAAAGAACTTAATGAAGGGTTTAGCTGAATCTATAAAAGCAACTATAAAAGATGATGGCTTTGCTAGTAACTCTGTTTATTTGATTAATAGAACAAAACAAGCTGATAAATTATATAAAACCACTATTGATAAAATCAATGATAAATTAGCTGTACCTTTTGAAGCAATCGATAGTTTTACATCAAATACTATTGTAAGAGCAAAATACCTGGATAATATAGAAAAAGGTATGTCAGAACAAATGGCAATGGAAAACGCAGATGAATTTGCAAAAGATGTAATGGCTGGAAGAAGCAAAGGAGATAATCCAACGATATTTAATCAAAAAAATCCAATAGCAAAACTATTCACTGCTTTTCAATTAGAAGTAAATAACCAATATGGTTATATGTTTAAAGATATAAAAGCAGATTTAAGTGGAGAAGCAAAAGATAAACTTGCAGCAGCCTTTGTAAAGATGTTCTTAGGTGCATGGCTTTACAATTATTTTTCAGAAAAAATAACTGGAAGAAAGAGTGCATTTAGCCCTATAGACATGGCTATAGAAGATATTCAAACAGCAACAAATGAAAATATGGATCTTGGTGATAAAGTATCTTCAATAATGACAAATACGGCACAAGAACTTCCATTTGTTGGAGGAGTTATGGGTGGAGGTAGACTTCCTATACAAGGAGCAATACCTTACGAAAATCCTTTAAGTATGATTACTTCAACAATAAGCGATGTATCAGATCTATTTGATGAAGAAAAAAAAGATACAGCAATAAAAAATCTTACTAAAGAATGGCAAAAGCCTCTTTATTATTTAGGTATGCCATTCGGTGGTGGACAAATTAAAAAGACAGTAGAAGGGTTATCAATGTATGATGAAAATTTACCTATTGCTGGAAGTTATACTAATTCTGGAAAGTTAAGATTTGAAGCTGATGATTCTACTTTAGGAAAATTACAAGCTGCAGTATTTGGACAATATGCAAGTAAAAACGCAAGAGAATATTTTGAAAACGGATATTCTCCGTTAAGTGAAAAACAAATAAATGAAGCTTTAGATGCTAACTTGCCTATAGATGAATATCGTGAAATAAATAAAGGAATTAAAGAAGCTAAAGCCTATGCTAAGGAAAATGAAGAATCACAAAGTGAAGCAGAATATAATTATATTTATAATTTACCTATTAGTATGGAACAAAAGAACTCTTTACTTAATTCAAAATTGGGAACAAGTGATGAGATAACTGATAAAAATGGATACGTCAAATATAAAGATAATAAAGACAACATATATTGGGTAGATGAAGATTCAGGAACTATCTATAATAATAAATATAGAGAAAGTAATATAAATAAAGATTCACTTACAAGGTATTCAAATAAAAAAGACTTAACAAATTATGGTGATTATGGAAGCCTTGAGGAATTTAATTACGCAAATAGTAATCCTACAAAATATTCAGCAATTAAACAAATTACTGATTATGATTCATTTAAGACTTATAAAGATGACATCGCATCAATTAAACAAGATTATAATGACGGAACTACAAGAGGTTCTAAGGTTGCAAAACAACAAGTATTTCAATATATTAATTCTCTTAACTTAAACAAATATCAAAAACTTATGCTTGAAAAAATGGCTGGAGGTTATAGTATAAAAAATTATAAATCCCAAATGAGAGAATATATAGAAAGTCTAAACCTTACAAAAGAAGAAAAACAAGCAATAGATAAAGAATTGTTTGGATAGGAGGTGCTTATGAGTTTACAAGATGCAAGTGTAGTAAGAACAGCGGCCGAACTTGAAAAAAAATATAACTTTAGAAAATTACTTGGATTAGAAAAAAATTTTGAGACAGTAAGTGGAAAGGTTATAAAAGTAGAAAACGAATTAAACAACATGCTTAATTCATTAATAATAAATCTAGGGGATGTGTTAGATAGTCAATCTGACATATCCCTTTGGTTTTATCCTGATATACCTACAACATTGAATGAACCTTACATATCATGGCAAACACCTAGCGAACACATAGGAGATTTATACTATGCACAAAAATATGGATATATATATAAATATACTTCTAATGGCTGGGAGATACAAACTGATTTAAATTTATTAAATGCTCTTGCACTGACAAATGAAGAATTGGATGT